GAACCGCCAAGAATAAGCGAGCGGGGATAGCCGTATCCGTAGCCGATGAACATCGCTTACAGGAATGTATATCCGATGACGCTACCCACGCTTGGAGTTACCGCCGTAATCTTTCCGCCGTTCCTTCCGCTGATAACTATTCCAGCGGACACGGACTTGGCTGACATTGCGTAGGCGGTGAGCAGGTCTTCACCTCCTGTACCCGTGAGGGTCGTGAAGGTTGCGGCGGCATTCACCACGATGAAGTCGTAGTTCTTGCCCGAAACAAGTCCGTCCACGAATTCCATCGTGCCGCCCTGTCCGAGCATTTGTTGTAAAATAGGTGTAGGCATTGCTTGCGTATTTAGGGTAAATGTATCTTAGGTCGGAATTTCACAAATGCTATGGCTATACGGCAGTTGGAATGACAAGGTTGCCACCCACCCCGCCGTGCGGTCATCACGGCTCTCTACAAAGCGAGTTAGCGACACGGAGGTACTTAGCGTCCACTCCTGCGTCGGGTCGTTTGTAAGGCTTGAAATGAAGTCCTGAGCGATTTGCAGTTGGTCGCTCAAAACCTCGTCTTCGTTATCCTGCCAACCGAGCGTCGGACTGCCCGAAACCACTCCACCCATTGTGGCAATGGATTCCACTCGGTCAGAAAAATAGACACCCACAGTAAGAACCAAACTGCCCAAGTCCGTACTCGCACTTTGAACATCCGCAAATACCAAAGGATAGACGATTCGCTCACGGCTTGGGGTTCGCAGGTTTATCGTGTTGTCCGTTCCGATGGCAAGCGGGTCGCCCGTCCCGAAGGAGTTTACCTGCGGGTGAGCATTTGCAAGAGCAAGGAGTGCTTGCTTTATTCGTATCCAAGACATAGGCTTGTAGTTTCAAAATGTTTTTAGAGTGTGCGCCCATGTTCAGCAGTTGGAGCAGTAAGGGTCGTAAGGCCACGGGCGGTCAAGCCCAGCACCACGGCGCAGGGTGCGGGCGTCAAGAGCCATCCCCGTGTTGTAATTGGTCCCGTTGGGGTAGATGGTATCCAAGGCCGATGGCGGGGAGTTAAAGAGCGGATAGTTGGCTTTCTGCTCCATGAGGTATCGGGTGATTCGCTCCGAGTACCACTCCGCATCGTTCTTCACTTTGTCGGTGAGGCGGGTGATTTCGTCCATGGACATTTGGGAACTTTCCTCGCTGGTACGGCGGACCATTCCTTTGTTCATGTACTTGAAGGCGAGCACCATCGGTAACTCGTAGTAGAGCCATTGCACCATAGCGGGTTGGATGTAGTCCTCCAAGAGCGTAGTGTTCATGGCCGTGGTTGTGCCGCTTACCACTTGCCCAACCATTTCGCTATAAAGAGCCGACCCAACGATAGGCTGAATCCGCATCTCCTGCACCTTCACGATGGTAGGCCGAATCTGCGTAAAGGAAACATTCTCGTTGATTACGGAGTTGTCCAGCAGGGTTTGTTCGCTGATAAAGAGTGCCTTCATGCTTTCGTGATTTTGTTGCCTTTGCGGATTACCAACTGCTGCTCCCATACATGGCGGCATTGGGGGCGGTTCACTCCGCTGGCCGTGTGATACCATCCGCCACGGCGGTTCCATACGGAGTAGCCCATGATGTTGGAAATGCCGTTGATGTCGTCCCGTGTGTACACCTTCCCTTGGTCAGCGAGGTCCAGCATGACCTTGCAGAACTCACGGCTGGTCCGTTTGTCCTTGTTGCTGAAACCTGCGGCCCATGAGTATTTGTAGCGGACTTCCAGCACGGGTTCATCCGTTGGCTTGGCGCCTTCCTTGGCGATTTGGTCCACGGTACGGGCGATGGGGTAACGGTCTTTGGTAATCAAGTACGCCACCCGCTTTGCGACCTTGGCCTTGCTGACCCCGAACTCCTTGGCCATTTCTTCCACGGATGCGTCACGGTTCTTCTTGCGGTAGGCTTCAATTTTTTTATCCAGTTCCTTTTCTTCCTCCCCCAGTTCAGCGAAGGCTTGACGGACCTGGTCGTCTAAGTCGGTGTCAAACCTCATTGGCTTGGAGTGCATGACCACATAGTCGTCGGAACTGCTTCCAAACTTGCTTGCAACGACCTCCAAGACCTTGAACTCTTCTTCCCCCCATCCGTAATCCTCGGTGTCTTCTTCGCCCCACATAGGCTCGGAAAACGCCTGCTCTTGCACTCCGAGCAGGGTGTTCACTTCTTCGGGGGTCAACCCGAAACCAGCGGATAGCATCGTGCGGGCCATCTCCAAGGTGATTTTTTCTTGGGCATAGTGACGGACGATTCTCATCAGGTTTTGGTACTCCCTGCCCGACAATTTCTTGATGTTGTCGTTGCCCATCATGGCGGGGGTTTGCGGTTGCTCGTCGGGTTGGGGATTGGGTCCGACGACATCGGCAGGTTGCTTTTCCAACGCAGGGAGGCCCGCTTTCTCACGGAGTTCTTCGGGGGTCATAATAGTCAGCAGGGCTTGCTCGGATAATCGTTCCGTAATCGGCTCCACGGGAATAAGTTCCATCCCCTCCACGCCGTTAAACGAGCCCAAGTAGTTAATCATCCGCTCTACCTTCCGCACTCGGTCGTTCACATAGGTAGCCTTGAATAGTTCGTACGCCTCCACCAGTTCTTGCCTGCCTCCCAGTTGGCCTTCGGTCTTCACGCCAAATAGCATGGGGTTTACGACCCTGTGCGAAATAAATATTTCCGACTGAATGGCTTTGTTGAGAATCTCAAACTGCTTGTCCATGTCGCTCGGTGTCAGCGGTTCCAAGGTCGGGGCCTTGCTCACATCGTCGTTGAAGGTCACAACAAAGCGACCTGCGTTGTCCGTCCCCGAAAACTTGCGCTTAATTTGCCTCTCAATGTCGCCCTGTTCTTCGGGCGTAGGAATGCCGTTGTTGAAGTTTATGAGATACCCGCCCCAAAAGTTGTTGCGCAGGTTGTTGTTGTGAAAGTTCGCCACCTGCACATCCGCTTCAATCCACGCCAAGCCCCCCATGTATTCGGGGAGCGGATAGGACTTCACGCCTGCTGCATAGACCCGATAGTAGAACAGTTGCTTGCCGATTCGGTTGTCTGCATCAAATGCGGGGATTTTCTCTACATCGCCGATTTTGGGGTAGAGTTGGACCATTGCGTCATCATACCAGTCAGCGACTTGGAACATCCGCTCGTCTTTGTCAACTCGGATTTTTTCAAAGGGGATATGCTCCATTTTCGCAATGGTTCCCATCTTGTTCCATGTAACCGCAACGGCAAACCCGTTGAATAGTTCTAAGTCCAAGACGAGTTTCTCGGTGATGTCGTTGAGGTCGTCGTGTTCGGATAGGCCGTCAAAAAACTTGGCGTAGCGGGCCTGCTGCTCCACGGTCATCTTCTCCCCAGGTTGCCATCCACCGCCCACGATGTAGTTCACTTTGCCGTTGACAATAGCGTTGTGCTTGCTGCTCCTTCGGTAGTTGTCCAGCAGATAGTAGGGGTACTCGTTGAACGCCCCATAAGTGATGTACTTGCCCGCTTTGTTTTCAAGCATGACGGGGACCTTATGCTCAATCCCAAGCCATTGGGTGAATGATTGCTTTATACTGCTCATAGCGTGTGGACGGTAAAGTTGAGGGCCGAAATCGTGATAGCACCGCCATCGCTCACGGCGTTGATGTAGATAGTGAACTCGTCATTGACCGCACCTTGCAGGATGGCTTCAAGGGTCACCGAGTGCCCGTTGTTGTTGCCCGTGGTGATGTCCGTCATGGATTGCTGAATTACCGTGCCATTCTTAGCGATGTAGATTAGAATCTGCTTGCCGTTGCCCTGCTTGAACACCATGCTGGCAGATACCCGCAAGGCTGCACTCGTCGTGCCCGTGTAGGTTATAGAATTTGTAGTCCGTGAAAAGTTGTAGGTCGTGAGCAGACCCGACTTCATCGCAGAGGTCAGTTTTACCGCACTCCCTTGGGTTGGGGTGAACGAAGTGTCCGTGTCAAGGTAAAGGTTCGCCACGCCCCGCTCTCGGTCCAAGGTGGCGGTATCGGCAAGGTCATCGAATAACCCACCCACACGGGCGGCGGTGTTCGCTCCTGCGGCGGTTTCGGTGGTGATAGTTGCGGCACTTGTCTGCAACTGGCTTCGGGTTTGTACGCTCATGCGAAAGAGGGGTCAAAGGTTTGGTCAAAGACACCCTCGTCGGACGAACCGAAGACGGTGTACTGGATGGAATTGGCGAAGGTGTTGAAGGTCAGCGATACTATTTGTACATAAGCCAAGCCCGTTTCAACCACCGCAACGGCTGCACCAACCGTGGAAGAGGTATCGTAAACCTCATACTTATACGACCCCGTTTCAAGAGTGCCCACGGCAAGCGAAAATTTGTCATAGCGGTTGGTGTAGTTGGAAAGGTTGTCGGATTTCAGCAGCGTGAAGTCGGTGGTCAGGTTCTTGGCAATATTGGTCAAGCGCAAGATGTAGCGGTCGCCCGTGCTGGCCCGCTGCGTCCAAGTGACGACGATGGTGTTGGTGGTGTTGGGGGATAGATATATCACGCTATCCTTAAATGTAGGATGCGCCCGAATTTCACAATTTGCGCCCGATACTGCGGTAGAGTTCGGCCCTCCGCTCGGCGGTCTTGCTGATGTCAAACCTTTCCCGTACATCTTTGGACAACTGCACGGCCAGCCCCTTGGCGTAGTCGGGTTCGTTCACAAACTTCCTCACCGCCTTGTACCAAGCGTCTTTCTTCCCGTAGGGGATGAGCAACCCATTGTGGCCGTGGGTGATTATGTCGGTGTAGGGAATGGTTTCGGAGGCGATGATAGCCTTGCCCATCCAGCCTGCTTCCACGACTTTCAACTCCGATTTGAGCCTGTTGAACTTGGTATCACGCAGGGGTGCGATAGTTGCGTTGATGAAATTGTATCCGCCCACATAGGAATAGATGTCAGCGGCTTGGATGCGTCCGTAATTCTTGTTCAGGCCACGGCAGGAAAGCATCCGCTCGTAATCGTCGTACACGGCGTTCCCATCGTTCCACCCGCCAAGGTAAATCTTATACCTCCCGTCAAGCGACTTGTCGTGGGCCAGCAGGCCAAAGGAATGCTCTACCAAGGCGATGTCCTCTTGGTGCTGCGCCCCTCCGAACCAGCCGATTTTAAACAGGTGCGGTTCGGGTTCTGCGTTAGTGTCGGGGAGGTACTGCTGGTAGGCTTCGTAGGGTTCGTTGGGGAGGATGGTGACGGCTTTGTTCAGCAGCCTGATTCGCTGCGCCAAGTGTTCCGTGGTCGTGGTCACATGGTCAGCCAATCGGATGTGTTCCCGTATCTGCTCGTCCAACTTGGTGGACAAATAGTGTCGGTACATAATGTGGCCCGATTCCAAAACCCAGTAGTCGTCAAGGTCCAAGATGACCTTCGCCCCAAACGCCGTCAGAGCCTCGTAAACCTTCCGAATTTGGTCCAGCGTACCTTGACACCACAAGCGATTAAATAGCCACACATCAACGGTCTTTAGGTCCTCGTCTTTGACATTGGCGATGTTATCTACACACACATAATCAAACTCCGTGAAGTTGTCGCCCAAGTAGGCGTTCGGCATTTCCAGTCGGTAGAAGGAACACCCCGTCGGGTGGGCGTTGTAAACGATGCAAATTCTCATGCCCAAAGGTACAAAAAAAAGGGCCACCCCTTGCGAGATGGCCCTAACCACTAAACCATGCGGGGTATGAGGCCCGCAGGTCAAAGATACTTACGAACCGCTGATTTGTACGGTCAATGCGGTAAATGTTGCAGCGGCGATGTTCAGCATGGGTTCGGGTTCCATGCCTGTGAGCGTCATCTCGTAGCCACTCCTGTCACCGAATGCAGTACCAGTCCCAGCAGTTCCAGCGGAGGCTTCCAAGCCATTCGCAGCACCTAACACCCAGTAGCGGTTGTTGTTGTCAAGGACGATGACCAAGAGGCGATTCCGAGCCAAGAGGCGCAACTCATTACGGACCGAGGTCTGCAACTTGTTAATGGTGAAAGTGACCTCGGGGGTGTAGAACAAGGTGCCGTTTTCGGTGCTTGCGTTCAATGTTTCCGTCATTGAAGAGGTGGCCTTGGTCAAGTCGTATTCAAAGAACGACCCCGACACCGAGGTAGGCGTGAATCCAGTTACCAAGCCGCTGCCGTTCGTGTTCACGGAACCTGTAGCGTTCAAGGCTTGGACATAAATAGTTTTGATACCGCCGACGGCGTCACGGCATCCGAGGGCGTAGCCCGTAGTGAGAGAACAAGACATAGTGTATTTTTAGAGGGTTATGTTATACTAAAAAAGCGGGGGGAAGTTTCCCTCCCCCCTTACACTTAGGCCAACTTCCAGTCAACGATGAGGTCGGGGTAGGCAACCTGGACACCAACTTTGAAGGCGGCTTGGAAGCGGACTTCATCGTTGTCCTGTGAGTACCACAAGGAGAAGTTTTCCTCGTCGCTCAACAAGTCAGTTCCGTAGAAGAAGTTACCGAGGTAAGAACAAACCAAGCGGCTGTAACCAAGCAAGCCTGGGACCGCAACCACACGGACATTGGTACCAGGGTAGATGATGTCACCATCGGCAAGGCCCTGCAAATCAACTTGGTTGTACATGACGCTGGCGGTTGACTTGAACGCTCCAATCAAGGTGCGGAAAGTGTCCCATCCGCAGAAGATAACAAGGTCGTTGCGGGTCAAGATAGCCTGTGGGATGCGGGTGTAGATATTGTCAAAGATGCTGATGACATTGGTGGTCGTGATAGAACCCGAAATCGCAGCGGTGTTACCCGATACGGTAGAACCCGACGCAGCGTTCAAGATTGTCAACAAGCCAGTCACCAAGGTAGAACCTGACCAGATAGCGTTCTCCAACGCTTCGGCAATACGGAGAGCTTTCTGCTCGGCGAATGCTTGCTCGAATGGAACACCGTCGTAGGTTGAACCAGCGGTCAACTGGGACTGCATCCAGTACTGCTCAAGCGAGCGAGGGCAAAGAGCCTCTTGAACCTTCATTGGTGCAACGGTGATATTCCTTTGCGAGAAGGTTGTGGTTCCTGCTGCGGTCCATCCGCAGGAAGTACCTGCGGCAAGAGATGCATCCGTGTCCATCAAGTTGAGGGCGGCGGCTGACTTGATACCAACCTGCTTTGTGAACAGGGCGGCGGTGCGGGCCGAGAATACGGCCTTAGTGATGAGCGGCAACCTTTGCTGCTCGGTGTAAGCGGTTAGAGTTCCAAGAGAAAATGACATGGCTTTTTGTTTTGGGGGTTAAGGATTAATTGGATTTTTTAAGAGTTTGAATTGCTTGTGCGAGGCTATTGAAGTTCTGAGTCGCAGCGGCCTTCCGTTGCTCCACGATAGCGGAGGCGGTTGGCTTCGGGGCTTCGGAGGGAAGTTCTGCGACCTTCTCCACGATGTCGGTCATGGTTTCCATCTGCGATGCAAATGCGGCCATCTTGTCCTTCATTTTGCCCATTTCGGTGTAGGCGGCTTTGAGTTCCTCCATGATGGACACCAAGTGCTTCTTGACGATTTCTTCAACCATCAACGGGTCCACCATCGGATAGCCTTCGGCGATTTCACTCACCACTTCACCCGCAACTTCGGGGGTGATTTCAGCGGCAACGGCGACTTCTTCGGCGGGGGCAGGGGCTTCGGCCACGACGACTTCGGTGATTTTGCCACCTTCGGTTTTGATGACACCAACGCCTTCCACTTGATGCTCACCATCGGGGGCG